CTATGACGCCGGGCGCGAGCCGCAAGAAGACGATGCCAGCAAAGAGATGCAGCGCCGCGAGCGTGCAGCGTCGAAGCTGGTCGAGGTCGATCTCGCAAAGAACCGCCTTGGACCGCTCGGCCGGATCAAGCTGATGGGCGACATGGCCTGCAACCGCTTTGAAGATTGGGAGGGCTAGATGTCTGTCGAGGCTATCACCTGGGCGGTGAAATACCCTGCCGAAAATGCCACAGAGAAGGCAATCCTCCTGATCCTTGCGAACTATGCAGACGGGGCGGGTTCGAGCTTTCCTGGGCAGCAGTCGATCGCCACACAGGCCGCCTGCGGCGAGCGCACAGTGCGGCGCGTTCTCGCCAGCCTCGAGGAGCGTGGGGTGATACGTCGAGAGGAGCGCCGGCGCCGTGACGGTTCGAGGACATCTGACGCGATTGTTCTGGTCGAATTTCAGCAAGCGGCCAATCTGGCCGGTAGCGATCAACCAACCGGCCAATCTGGCCGGACCAACCGGCCATCCTGTCCGAACCAACCGGCCACTGTGGCCGGGCTCACTACGTTTGAACCGTCAGAGGATACACCAGAGACACGGGCGCGCGCGAAAAGCCTACCTTCGGATGAGGATTGCGCCAGGTTCGCGAAAGCCTTCCCCGATGGCGGCATGGTGAACATCGCTCGCGCTTCGCTTCCGTTGACCCTGTCACGGCCCGCCTTGCGCCTTGGTGGGTTCGACCGCCTGGTCATGGCTGCGAGCGAGTACCGGCGCCGGGTCGAGGACGCAAAGTCGAAGCCGCGCAGCCTGACAAACTGGCTGGCCGATTGGCCCCTGGTCGAAGAATGCGCCGAAGCTGGCAAACCCGCCGGCACGGATTGGCGCGGTGAGATCCAGCTTTTCCGGCAGTTCGGAGATTGGCGGCCTGATGGCCCGGCACCCGGACAACCTGGATGCAAAGCGCCGGCCGATGTGCTGGCAGAGTTTGGCTACAGCGAGGAGCGCGCAGCATGACCCGACAGCCCGGCCGAGACGGCCAGCGACAAGACCTGAATGCCCGCGTTCTGGTCAGCGGACCCAAGCAGGCCCCGGTATATGCCCTGTTCGACACGGCCAACCCGATCGAGAAGATGCGCCTTCGCGGATCGCTGGGCCGTGACGAGGCCGAGACAGTCCGCCGATACAAGGCGGCCCGGCTTTGGGCTCGCTTGCACCACGTCGCCAGTTCAGGCGCCCACACATGCGAGATTGTGGACCGCGTGCAAGGCTCGGGCGGTGGCGGCGAGATGGCGCTTGTGACCCGGCTGGACGCCAATCACAGCCGCGTCGAGATCCAGCTGCGCGGGCAGGGAATGACGCTGACCCGCTTTTTCGACCTGGATGCCTGTTGCGCGATCGGCGTGAACTTCCATCAGCGCGCCAAGCAGACCGGCCGTCACCATTCCACCGTCCGTCAGAGCGTTGTTGCCGGCCTCGATGCCGTCGCGGCGTTTGAGCCGTGGCAGCGCCGCCTCGACGCCGAGCCTGTCTTGAAGATCGAGCCGCTTCCCCGGGGCAGGCGGGCAGCATAGCGGTGCAACATCTGGTGGGCGCAAATTTCTCAGACACTATGGCTTGACGGAACCCGCAAAAATCAGGCATTCTTGGCCAAGATGGAATTACTGCGCGGCGCGGCCTTTCGGGGCTCGCGCCGTTTTCGTGTGCGGGAGACTGGAATGACCAAGCCCACCCTGCCTGAAAGCATCATGGCCCAGTCATACGGCCTCACCACGGGCCAGATCACAACCGTGGAATATCTCGGCGCAATGCTGGACCGGGCCAAGCAGGCGGGAGCCGTTGCTGCCGCCGCCTGGGTGGACCCGGACGGGTGTCCGCACATCGAGGCTGAGTTCGAGCGCGTCGACGACTAGTCGCAATCGACCAGCTCGATCGCGTCAGGGTCGCGCCAGTCCGAAGCGTAGGAGCCGCGCAGACATATCTGCTCGTCCAAACCACGCGGCTTGACCGTATCGGGGCATGTGAAGCCGACCTCGGTTGTCGTGCCTTCAATCGGGTACGCGCTGACTGCTGAGCATCCGAATTGAGCGAGATAAGCGGCACCGGCAAGGCGAGGGATCGGAAGCGGTGGCGAAGTATCGACCGCACCGAGCGTCAAGCCTTCCACAAAGGCCCCGCCCATAGCGCCGCCAAATCGCTCACGGACAAGGATTGCATTCTCGGTCGGGTGAACGGCTATCGCATAGCCCGCCCGGTCGACGTGAACATAGGCGTCTGTTTCGCCATACTCGCTGAGCCTCGCAAGGCTCGCGCATCCGGCAAGGGCAAGGCCCGCGCCCAGCACAATCAAAACTCTCATCCGTTCCTCCTGCTCCTGATGGTTTCATCGGTAGACGGTCGAGCGGTGGGAATCCAGTGGAAAGGGGCGAGGCCCCTTCAAGTACCGCGAGGCGGGAAGATGACACAAAGGAAGCCAGGGCGACCAAGCAAGAGGGCGTCTCTTGATCTCAAGCAGGTCGAACAGCTCGCTCGGAAGGGGTGGACCGACGAGGAGATGGCCCGTTTCTTCGAAGTGGACCGCGCCACCTGGTATCGCTGGAAGGCCCAGGACCAGAGGTTTTGCGACGCCTTAAAGGAATGGAAGCAGGAAGCGGATGCCCGCGTTGAGCGCAGCCTCTATGAGCGCGCCATCGGTTACGAGCATCCCGACGTTCACATTTCCAACTATCAGGGATCGGTCACGCTGACGCCAGTGCAGAAGCGATATGCGCCGGACACCACGGCGGCAATCTTCTGGCTCAAGAACCGCGACCCGGAAAACTGGCGCGACAAGCAGGACATCGAGCAGGTCAGCCGTATCGACCTGACCTTCGACCGAGACGAGAGTGAGCTTTAGCCTCACACCCAAGCAGGCCGAGGCGCAAAGGATTGTCGCCGGGCCTGAGACACACAATCTGATCTACGGCGGATCGCGGTCGGGCAAGACGTTCCTGTTCTGCCGGGGTGTCGGCATTCGCGCCTTGAAGGCGCCAGGCTCGCGCCATGCCATCATCCGGTTCCGAGCTGCTGACGCTCGCCAAGCGGTATGGGCTGACACCTGGTCGAAAATGATGTCGGTATGCTTTCCCGGCGTGCGTCGATCGCCCAACAAGCAGGACGGCTTCGAGGAGCTGGAGAACGGCTCTCAGATTTGGTTCGGTGGTCTCGATGACGCTGAGCGGGCCGACAAGATTCTCGGCAAGGAATACGCGACCATCTATCTGAACGAGGTCTCGCAGATTTCTTACCAGTCCGTGCTGACCGCCCGAACGCGCCTCGCGCAAAACGTGGCGCAGGCTGACGGCCACCCGCTCAAGCTGAAGGCGTATTACGATCTCAACCCGGTCGGTGCTGTACATTGGACGTTCAAGGAGTTCGAGGAGGGTGTGAACCCTGTCGACGGTGAGCCGCTTCCCGCTGGCGACCGGACGGTGTTTCGGATCAACCCCTATGACAACCGTGGCAACCTGCCGGATGGCTATCTTGCCCAGCTGGAGGCCATGCCGGCCGCGCAGCGCAAACGCTTCCTCGCGGGCGAATACAGCCGATCATATGACGGGGCGATCTGGCGGGAAAACAGCATCACTCGGATCGCCGCGAAGGCGATTCCGGTCATGCGGCGCATCGTCGTCGCTGTGGACCCGTCCGGCGCGTCCGAGAAGGGCGACAAGCGGTCAGACGACATCGGCATCATCGTCGCAGGGCTCGGGCTTGATGGTAATGCATATGTGCTGGAAGACCTGACCTTGAACGGTGGGCCGGAGCGCTGGGCGTCTGTGGCCGTCGAGGCGTACCACCGGCACCGGGCCGACAGCATCGTGGCTGAACGCAACTTTGGCGGGGACATGGTTCGCGCCGTGATCCAGGCGCAAGACAAGCGGGCGCCGGTCAGGCTGGTGACAGCCTCACGCGGAAAGGTTCTGCGGGCCGAGCCGGTGGCTGCGCTTTATGCCGGCGGCGAGGTGTTCCACGCGGGACGCTTCCCGGATCTCGAAGACCAGATGTTCGCGATGACGCGGGCCGGATACATGGGCGACCGATCGCCTGACAGAGTTGATGCGCTCGTTTGGGCGCTGACGGATTTGATGCTGGCCGGGGCGCAGGGCGAGCGGGTGAAGGTGGGCTTTGGATGACCAACACTGTTGCAAATGCCAGCGCCCAGCATGAGGCGCGTTCTGGCGCCTGGGCGAAGATGCGCGCAATGGTGTCGGGCCGGGACGCGGTCATCAAGGGTGAGGGCTATGTCCAGAAGCTGCCGGGCCACTCCGACGAGACTTACGCGGCCTTCAAGTCGCGCGGCTATTTCCTGAACGCCACGGCCCGGTCGGTCGAAGGGCTGGTCGGCCTGATGTACCGCAAGGCCCCGCAAGAGAACTACCCGCCCGCCGTGGAGGGTTATTCTCAGGACTTGACCCGGACAGGCCAGAGCGCCGCGAAGATGTCCGAGCAGGTGGCCGAAGAGATTATGACCGTGGGCGTCGTGGGCATCCTGATCGACCACCCGGAGACAGCCGAGGGCGAGACGAATGGTCAGCGTGAGGCGCAAGGGGTCCGCCCCTATGCCCGCCTCTATGCTGTCGAAAGCATCCTCGGCTTCAAGCAGATCACGGTCGGTGCCGAGCGCGTTCTCTCGCAGGTCCGCCTGAAAGAGACCGTCGAGGTTGACGACGAAGCCGACGAGTTCAAGCAGGATAAGGTCGAGCGGGTGCGTGTTCTGGATCTGTTCGAGGGCGCCTATCGTGTCCGGCTTTTCGAGAAGGCGAAAGATAGCGGATCGAGAGTTGAACAGTGGATTCAGGTCACGGGAGACATTTTCCCGCAGATCAATGGCAAGCGCATGACGCGCATCCCGTTCCGCTTCGTCAGCCAGCGTGGCGCCGAGGCGATGTTCCCCAAGCCTCCGCTTCTGGACCTGGCCGACACAAATTGCGCGCACTTCAATGACAGCTGCCTTTATCAGTGGGGCATCATGTGGACGGCCAACCCGACGCCGTGTTTCGTCAATCTGGACTTGGGCGAGGGCGAGACCGTCGCGCTGGGCTCGTCCGGTGGTCTGACATTCCGCGAGGGTGGCAACGCCTTCTTCCTCGAGTTCGGCGGGCAGGGCCTCGGCACGATCCGTCAGGCGATGGAAGACAAACGGCGCGACATGGCTGTCCTGGGCGCGCGCATGCTCATGGAAGACCGCCGGCAGGTCGAAGCGGCCGAGACGGCGCAGATCCACCGCTCAGGCGAAAACAGCGTCCTCGCTGCGATTGCTTCCTCGGTCTCCGAGGCGATGGAATGGGCGCTCGATATGGTCGCGCAATGGGCTGGCGTGGCGGGCGGTGAAATCCGCTTCGCTGTGAACAAGGACTTCATGCCGTCCATGATGGACGCGCCGACACTGACCGCACTGATGCAGGCGTGGCAGGGCGGGGGCATGACCTCGCAGGAGCTTTTCGACTGCCTCCAGCGTGGCGAGCTGATCCGCGAAGACAAGACGTATGAGGACCACGAGGAGGAGTTGGACAGCGAGCCGGTAAGGGTGCCGGACGTTGCCCCGCTGATGGCCAATGACGCCAGCCGAGGAGCTTAGAGACCTCACCATCTCGCACCAGATCGGGCTTTTGCGCCTGTCGAATGCGACGGTGAGGAAAATGCTGGGCTTGCTGGCTAGAACCGAGGCCGACATCGTGCGTCAGCTTCGACTGGTGGACCCTGACAGCCGGGTCGGGCAACGGCTCGACCGGCAATTGGCTGTCGTCTCGCGCATGTATCGCGAAGCCTATGACGAGCTGACCGGCGTTCTGGTCGCGGACATGGACGATCTTGCGGTCTATGAGGCGCAGTTTACGGCCCGGCAGTTTCGCAACACGGTCGGCGTGGCGTTCGACGTGCCGACCCGCCCTGTGGTGATTGCTGCGGTCAATTCCCGGCCCTTCCAGGGGCGTTTCTTGCGCGAATGGATGGCGGGCATCGGAGAGGATCAAGGCCGGCGCGTTCGTGACGCGGTGCGCATGGGATTTGTGGAGGGCGAAAGCCTTTCCCAGATTGTGGCGCGGGTTCGCGGGACGCGGGCGGCGGGCTTCAAAGACGGCATTTTAGAGATCGGGCGCCGGTCAACCGAGCGCATTGTGCGAACGGCGGTCACGCATACGGCCGCGCGGGCGCGTGAAGCGGCGTTTGCCTCGTCCGGCGATCTGGTCCGGGGCGTGCAGTGGACATCGGTCCTCGACGGCCGCACCTCGCTTGTGTGTGCTGGGCGCGACGGCAAAGAATACCCGATGAATGAGGGGCCACGGCCTCCCGCGCATCCCAATTGCCGATCGCAGATCACGGCGGTTCTGGACGGCTTTCCGGCCCCGGAGCGCACCACCTATGAGGAATGGCTGAAACGCCAGCCGAAAGACTTTCAGGACGAAGTACTCGGGCCGACACGGGCAAAGGCGTGGCGCTCGGGCGAGATCCCGCTGGGCCGCTTTGTTGATCGCAAGGGCCGTGCCTGGTCGCTTGATGAATTGCGCCGCCGCGAGGGGCTTGATATTTAGGGGCATGGCTGATTTGCCGCCCCGCCTTCGCGTCGTGAAGAATGAAAAGCCGGAGACCCCCACGGGTCACGGGCTGCTGACCTGCAATGTGTGCCGGGCGGATACGGGCGTTGCGGGGACCAGCTTTATCGAGATCAAGCGCATGCCGCTGCGAAAGAGCTCCCGCGTTGTGGGTGGCCAGAAGGGCTTTGCATGCCTCGATTGCCTCTCACGGGGCAAGGTGACGCTCCTGTGAGCGCGCCGACCTAGCG